CGAGGTGAGTCTGCTGGTGGAGGTGGTGGCATGACCCGCGACGACATGATTCGCATGGCTCTGGAGGCATCGGACAAATCGCCAGACACCATCCCCGAGAGAGACGACGACTTGGTGCTGCTGTATCTCGATGAGCTTGAACGCTTCGCCGCCCTCGTCGCCGCAGCCGACCGCGAGCGCATCGCCGCCCGGGTCGAGCAAATGGGCATCGACGGCTACGGCACGCTGGCCATCGCTGCTGCCATCAGGAAGGGCGGCCAGCCATGAGGTGCATCTGCTGCCCGCCGCCCAAGGTCAAGCGCTGGGCTCGCCTGCACGTCGGCAACCGCTACATCTGGCTGGACTACCACCCGTGGTGCGGCCCGTCGTTCACCACCGACTCTGGCGGCGTCAAGCCCTACGACCCGGTCGACGAGCACGACCCCGTCTGGCCACACTTCATGGCCTGGCTCGCCCGATACGACGCGGCCGAGGCGAAGGCCAACTGCACGAAGGGAAACGCATGACCCGCCCCGACAGCCCCTGCATCGCCGTGTGCACCACGCTTTACGACGAGGTCTGCAAAGGTTGTGGCCGCACCTACCTTGAGGTGGCGCAGTGGAGCGGCATGAACGACGACGAGCGCGAGGTGGTCTGGCAGCGCGTCGAGACCGAGGCCACGTCGTGGCGATTCAACCGCTACAAGCACCGAGTGCAGCAGGAGAAGAAATCATGATCCGCATTCAACCCGACTGGGTCGGCGAACTGCTCGGCCAGTGGGCCGCAAAAGACTGGAGCGACGCCCAGCACGACCTGGGCTTTCCCACCGTCTCACCCATGTTCGCCAAGGCGGTTGGCACGTCCTTTGAGTGCGAGGACGTGACCGGCTACAGCCACGCAGAGCTGCGCGCCATGGTCGCCGGTGTGGACTGGCTGCAGCTCCACCACCCCGAGCACTACCGCGCCCTGTCGCGTGAGTTCCGCACCTGGACCCGCCGCACGCTTGAGCGACGCGAAGGCGACGACCAGCTCGTGCGCGAGGCCGGACGCATGCTGGAAAAATATATCGACGAAACCCTTGGCTAAGACTTCACAATGCCTATAATCGTGCTGTGCAATATCGCACGTCACATGGAGTCAAGCATGTCAATCAAAGCGACCACCGGCAATCTGCCGCGCCAACGCACCGTCAGCTCACCATTGAGCGACGACCACTACAAACCCGAGTGGGTGCCCGTGCGCCCAGGCTCGCAGGACCACGAGGCCGTGCCCAGCCGCCGCGTCGAGACCCGCGAGTGGCGCAACGGCCGCAAGGAGGCGGCATGAAACTCAAGCTGATCCTGATCGGCGTGATGCTGGCGTCCGCGACGACATCGCTGTCGGTGCTGTGGGTGCTGTGGTGGCTTGCGGGAGAGATGGCATGACTTGGCCCTTCCCACCCGCCAACGGCCCGACACCCTGGACGCCTGCGCAAGAGCAGGCCTACCAGCGCCAGCAGCGCGAGAAGCTCGGGGAGGCACCATGGATCGCCTAAGTGACCCCAAGACCAAGCGCATCACGCTCAAGGTTTCCAAAGACATCGACCTGATCCGCGATCGCCTCGCGGCCGACACCGGCATCGAGATGACCTACAACCAGATCTTCAACTTCTTGGTCCACTTCTACGTGGAGCGCGCAAGCGAGCCCAAGAGCAAGTGGAGGTCGCTGTCATGAAGTGCCTAGAGACCCGCGCCCGCGCTGACGGCATCAAGATGCGCCGATACGAACTTGAGGACGGCCGACGCACCACCACGTTTGAGCTGCCCGCCAGTGTGGTCAAGGCCATCGGACTCAAGCGCGTGCAGGAGTTCATGGAGATCTGGCAGCGCGGCGAAAAGCAGCGCTCACGTCGCCAGCGCATCGAAGAGCTGCTGCGCGAGCGAGTCAAACCAACAGCCATCGCGCACGAGGTCGGATGCACCGAAGAGCGCGTCAGGCAGATCAGAAAGGAAATGGGTTTATGAAAGACGACGCATACGCAAACGAAGACGCAACGCAAGAGCTGCTGCGCATCAGCAAGTGGCCCGAGCCGCTGCGGCTGGCTTACCTGCTGGAGAGGGAGATGCTGTACCCGCTGCATGGCAAAGCTGCGGATTGCCTGCGCAAGCTGCACGCAGAGCTTGATGCCATCAAGCGTGATCGCGCCCTCGACAAGAAGGCAGAGAACGCCCGTGAGTTGGGGTTGGACTATGAGCCTGTGTGGGACAACTTGCCGTCCAACAAAGATGTTGAAGACGCCATGCGGATGAAGCGGCTGAATCAGCTTGTCATCGCAGCAGCCGTGCCAGATGCCTTTGGAACCCGTGAGGGGGAGCATCCCCAATACATCCAAGGCTGGAACGATTGCCGCGCAGAGATGTTGAAAGGAATGAAGCCATGACCTGCCGCCACCGCTGGGAGCCGACCAACTTCGGCCTCAAGTACCGCAACCCGGGCAGCTACTGGTACAAGTGCGCCCGGTGCAACCAAGTGATCTGGACAATTCTGTTGGAGAAAACAAGTGCGTAAGAAGAGCAGCTACAAGCCCAAGGGCGTGCGCCTGGACAACATGAGCTGGATCAAGGCCGGGTTCAAACCCGTGGGCACGGTGCCCAAAGCCGGGGTCCATCTCAAGGTGGCCAACTTGGCGGCCATGGACGCCATCATTTTTGGCAACGGCACGGGCGATCATTCGCACACCATGCGCGAGGCGTTTGACATGGCCGTGTGCCTGCCGCGCATCAACAAGAAGCTGGGCCACGATTGGCTGCCCGAGCTGCGCGCCGCCAAGGACGCCGCCTACGCTGCGCACGATCGCGGCGAGCGCACCGGCCGATTCCTCTTCACCGGCCCCGAGATGCAGGCCATCAAGGCTGGCATGGAGATCCACACCCAGCAGCTTGAGGAGTGCACCGTGCAGGAGATGGAGCGCGCCCTGGTGCTGGTGGCCACAACCAAACAGAAGGAGCTGGCATGCCCGCACGCATTGGCCGCAAGATGATTGACCGCGAACCTCTGGCCGACACGGGCCTGCAGCAGTTCGTGCGCGAGCTGGCCAAGTGGATGCTGCGCACGCTGGCGATCGTGCTGGTTGCGTGCGCCGTTCTGATTGTTGCGCTGTCATGATTGATCGCATCAAGCCCGAGGACCTGACCCGCAAGAAGGGCTTCAGGTCGCGCAAGGACGACGCGATGACGCACGCAGAGCGCCAGCGCAAGTACCGGCTCAAGCACGGCGGGCGCACGATCAACACCCACCTGACGCCCGAGATCGCCTCCTGCTTCCTGTACCTGAGCAAGGAGTGGGGCATGGAGTCCGACCGCGAGGTGATGGAGGCGGCCGTGCGGTTCCTGACTTTGTGCACCCGGCAGGGGCTCACCCGCCTGCCGCAAACCCTGGACGATTGACCGCAAGTATCACAATGCTTTATAGTGTCGTCCGGGGCAGTGCGCCCCGAAATCCGGCCCGCCTCGTGCGGGCCTTTTGTTTTTTGGCCCCGGCGCTTGCCAAGCTGATCGTCTCCCAGGGAGGTGAGATGCCGTGGGCCGCCTCTCAGGAGATGCGCCATGAATGGCAAAGGAATCATTGGCAGAGCAGCCTCGCAAGGGCTCTACGCCAACATTCACGCCAAGCGTGAGCGCATCGCGGATGGCTCCGGCGAGCGCATGCGCAAGCCAGGCCAGGCAGGCGCGCCAACGCAAAAGGCGTTCGTGCAGTCCGCCAAGACGGCCAAAGGGTAAGCCATGGGGATCATCTACCGGGGCATGAAGTTCGACGGCTACAACAGCCCGAAGCGCACGCCTGACCACCCAGAGAAGTCCCACGCGGTGCTCGCCAAGTCTGGCGACGACGTGAAACTGATCCGTTTTGGACAGCAGGGGGTGAAGGGATCTCCCGAAGGATCGAAGCGAAACGACGCCTTCAAGGCACGCCACGCAGAGAACATCGCCAAAGGAAAAATGAGTGCGGCCTATTGGGCCAACAAGGTGAAATGGTGACCAAGAACAAAGACAACCGCTTCGCAACCGCGCTGCACAAGCTGCCAGAGCGCACGGCCGCCGAGCAACTGAAAGCCCAAGTGCTTGAGGTCGCCGAGGAGGTGTTCGACCGCTACGTCTGGGGCGAGTCCTTCCAAGAGATCGCCGACAGCCTGCCCTTCAAGGTCGCTGGCTGGAAGCTGCGCCAGATCCTGTGCGACAGCGAGGAGACCGCCGAGCAGTACACCATGCTGGCCATCCTGCGCTCGCACAACCTGGTGGACGCCGCCCTCGACTACGGCCGCAAGGCGGCAGCGATTGGCGATGCCGCAGGCCTGCGCGCCGCCATCGACGTCAACCTCAAGGTGGCCGCGAAGCTCAACGCCGCAGCCTATGGCGACAAGTCCAAGGTCGAGCACACCGGTGCCAACGGCAGGGCCATTGAGATCAAGGCCGACCTGTCGCTGACCGCCGAGCAGGCCTACGAGCGACTGATCAAGGGCGACTGATGAAAGACTTCGACTGGATCAATCCCGACTACGAGAAGGTGTTCCAGACGCGGGTCGAACGCATCGAACGCATGCGTGGCCAGCCCGAGATCGTTGCCCGCCTGCTGGACTACTACGCCGGGCACCCGGCCGACTGGATCAGCGACTGGGGCATGACGTTCGACCCCCGCCTGGCCGAGAAGGGCCTGCGCACCGTCGTGCCGTTCGTGCTCTTCCCCAAGCAGCGAGAGTTCATCGACTGGTGCCTTGAGCGCTGGCTCATGCGCGAGGACGGCGTGGTCGAGAAGAGCCGAGACGCGGGCGTGTCCTGGCTGTGCGTGGCCTTCGCCGCGTGGATGATGATCTTCAAGACCGGCACCGTGGTGGGCTTCGGCTCCCGCAAGGAGAGCTACGTCGACCAGATCGGCAACCCGGCCAGCCTGTTCTGGAAGGTG